GACATGACCGACCGCCGCGAGGTCGGGCGCACGACCTTCAACGCGCTGTTCCGTCACATTCCCTGCTACTCCATCCACGCCGGCTCGAATGGTGGCTCGCGCCGTGTTGAGGCGTCGATCTGTTACGACGAGAACCGTCAGGCGATGGGCGCGCCCGCACTGGTGGGCATCACCTATTCCGCGGGCGACGCCGTGCTGGTGACGCGCGACGGCGATGTTTTCGGCAACCGCTGGCGCGACGCCCGCCCGCCGATCAACCGCGAGGCCGAGGTCGATATATCGCCCTGGCTCCAACACGTCGAGGCGCTGGTGCCGGTGCCCGCCGAGCGTGAACACCTCTACAACGTCATGGCCTGCAAGCTCCAGAACCCTAGAACGAAGATCAACCACGCCGTCCTGCACGCGGGGGATGAGGGCTGCGGCAAAGATACCCTATGGGCCCCCCTGCTGTGGGCCGTCTGCGGGCCGGCACTCCGCAACCGGGGCATCATGGATAACGACACCCTGTCGTCGCAGTGGGGCTACGCTCTCGAAGCCGAGATTATTATCTTGAACGAACTGAAGGAACCCGACGCCCGCGAGCGCCGGGCGCTGGCGAACCGCTTGAAACCGATCATCGCCGCGCCGCCCGAAATGCTGTCGATCAACCGCAAGGGCCTGCACCCGTACGATATGGTGAACCGGTGCCTGGTGCTGGCGTTCTCAAACGACCCCGTGCCGATTTCGCTCGCGTCGCAGGACCGCCGCTGGTTCTGCGTATGGTCGAGCGCGCCAAGGATGGCGCCCGCCGCCGCCGCTGCGTTGTGGGCCTGGTATCAGGCCGGCGGTTTCGCCGCCGTCGCCGCCTGGCTCGCGCGCCGTAACTTGTCCGCTTTCAACCCCGCCGCCGCGCCGGGCGAAACGGAATTCAAACAGAACCTAATCGAACATGGGATGAGCATGGCCGAATCGTTCCTGGTCGAGATGATGCGCGCGCGACAGGGCGAATTCGCTGCCGGCGTGATCGGCTCGCCCTTTCACCCGATATGCGACCGCCTCGCCGGCATGGCGCCGTCGGGCGTCAAGGTGCCACAGCCCGCCCTACTACACGCGCTGAAAGAGGCCGGCTGGCAGGACTGCGGGCGCCTCGCCGCCGTGGGCCTGTCGACGAAAAAGCACATTTTCGCAGCGCCCGATGTTGCAGCACGGTATAACAAATCCGATCTACGGCGCATGATTGAGGCGCCGCCCGCCGCCGCCGGCGTGCGGATTGTGAAATAGACAAGGGGCCGTGAGGCCCCTTGTCTTTTGTTCTGCTACGGTTTACAGATCAAACATAATCGCCATTAGCGCGATGACCAGCAGCACGCACAGCGCGATCATGCGTCGTCGTCCGCTAACGCTTTTTCCGCGCGCCAATGCCAGCTCTCCGCATCGGCGTCGGCGTCGGCGTCGGTCGATTCGACGCCGTAATCCTTGCGCGCCGCCGCCCGGCGCATGCGCGCCGTATTTTCGATTGCTTCCCGGACCAGCGCCCGCAGTTCGCACGCTTCATTTTCTAGATCAATTATCCGGCCCCAGGCTAGCGCAAGGGGCGTATCGTTCGCCGCATACGCAGCGCGTTCGCTTTCCTCTGTCGTCAATTGCATGTTATCCCCCTCGTAAAATTAAAATATAGCGTTTCGGTTTCCGGCTCGTGGTCGCCGTGTTCCATTTCCGCGAAAACCTCCGCGTACGCCTGATTTTGGGTTAAATGCTCGTTTTGTACGGCTTTTGTTAACTCACGTAACCAATTTTCAGCCCTAATATGCGTCATAATTTATAGCTCCTCGTGGTTAGGTTAAGCAAACGGCCAGCGCCAACAGCAGCGCCGTTGCCATTACCGTTACAGACAAAGCGACCAGCGCCTCGAATATCTCGCCAGGCCGCGCCGGCCTGGCGCGTTTCATATCCTGCATATGGTAGGTCATGCTGGCACCTCAGGTAAAATTTTGCAGGTGCCGATGCGCTTGCGCTTGCCAATCTCGCGCTGCGCGATGCCCGCCGCGTGATACTGCTGCCGTTTGGCGCCCGTGCGGCTCGTATAGCCGACTGGTGGCGCGCCGTCGATTGCCGTCACCTGGTCAACGCGCGCCATTCCTGCGCTAACCTGCGCCGCGTCGGCGGTAATGGTGACACTGCGCCATCCTGCTGCGGTATATACCGATGCGCTGTATTCAATTTTCATGCTATTTTCCTCTCGTGGTGGTGGTAGGGTGGCCCGCCCGCGTCGCGGTGGTTTCGCGCAGGCCGCGCGGCTCTCTGCTGCACGCGGGCGGGCCGTTGATCGTTAATTAATCTCAACGGTAATCATTTGGGCGCCGCCGCTTTGAGTTTCTCAATAACCGGCACAATGTCCGCCGGGCCGTAGCACTGGAACACAATACCGCCGCCGTACTGTTTATTGTGAAACTTGCGCCCGCCGATCTTGCGCGCGCGATGCAACGCCAGGGTATATTTTGTGCTGACCGGTATCCATTCATCCCCGCTGCGGTCTAACTCCTCACGCGTGAGCAACGCCAAGAAATGGCACACGTAACGCGGGTTTCCATTGCCATCGTTTTTTATACGTTCGAATTGATATAAATTGTCCATGATTTTACCCTTTAGGTTAGATTGTCGGCTCGCATAACGCGCGCCCCATAACGCCCGCTTGCGCGGGCGCTATAAGTCGCGTGCTAGGCCGCTACCGGTTCCGCTACCGGCGCGTCAATTGTCCGCGCGACGTCGCCAAGCGCCCACTCCGGCGCGCGATAGTCGGCGTATTTTGTAAGGCATTTTTCCTCGCGTAAGGGCAGTATCACGCCGGTAAAATCGTGCGCGTAAACGCCGGACAATGTAACCGCCGTGCCGTTTGCGCCGTTATACCAAAAATGCGGAAATGCGGTTTTACTGCCACTGGCGATTTTCTGCGCCTGGGCAAACTTGGCTATTAGCTCTGGATTAAACTGCGCCGGTTCGCCGCTTGCCTGCGCCGGGATAACGCGCGCCATTGTCGGGAAAGTACCGTCCACCGCCGTCCAATTGATCGACACGCCACCGACAACCGCCAGCGTGCCGGTTTTACCGTCGGCGGTTTCGATTACCAATGCATCGCAGTTATTTTTGGCCTTTTTCGCCGCTTTGACGATATCAATTGGCAGTAGGATAGTCACGGCGCCGTCGATCTCTTCATTATCCTGTGCCGTACGCAGCATGCCCGCGCAGTGTCCATCGGTGGCAGTAAAGCGCGTTTGCACTGGCGATGCCTCAACGCGCACGGCGTTTAGATAGTACCGAATATCGTCTTTTGCTGCAAAACATGCGACGGTGTGCAAAGCTGACAATTGAGCGTAGATTTTCATGGTGATACCTTTCGAGTTTAGGTTACTAAAGAATCCGCGCGCGCTAGGTTAGCGCGCACGGTTTACTACGGTTTACAGCTGCGGAACGATAAACGGCGGTATGTAATCCTGCGATGCCGGGTCGCGCTGGCGTATTGCCAATTGAAACTTCTCTTGTTGCGCGTTGGTATTGCCTGGCTCGCGCACGAATTCGTGCAACTGCGCCGTAGTATATGCCGGGTATAAGCGTTTAGATTTTAGGGCGCCGTCCATTACAGCTCCAGAAAACATAAGCCAAGCATGACTGGGAAGAAACTGGCAATCATAAACGCTAGGCCGGTTTCCATATTTGAAACTAGAAACAAGCTCAAAAAAGGCATCATTAGACCGGTCAGGATTAGGAAAAGCGCGGCAGTGTTTTTGATAGTTTGCATGTAAACCCCTTGCAGTTAGGTTAGGTTAGATTCTTGGACAGCGGATTCATTACATCATACCCATTTACACTTTGCAAGGTTTTTACATACAAATATTTTGAAGCGGGCAACCCTGGGTAATGATGCGACGGTTTATGGGCACTTAGTTAGGGTAGCCTAAAAACGCCCCGTTTTCATAGGGAGATTGGCATTATTGGCAGTCTCTAGTTAGTAGTCTGATTTTTGTAAAAAGTATATATATGGCACTGGCGCGTAATCTCCTCCGTTTTGGGCGCGATTTTTCCGGCATGACAATATTGCCAATAGTGCCCATAACTGCCCAGCCCGCAATGCACGTTTGCAAGGCGACTACATGCAAACTGCAAGGAGGTTACATACAAAAAACTACATGTTGCAGGCTACCAGGTGACAGTCTGTGAGTGCCCACTAACCCAATGCGATCCCGGCTTTGATGTAAGTGCCCACTAACTTTGAGGTGAGGGCACACTAACTTTGAAGTGAGGGCACACTAACTTGGAGCATGGGGGGAGGGAGGGCCTTGCGCTGGCCGTGTCGGTCACGGCATCGTTTGTGAACAATTTGAAAAATAAACAGCTACAATTAAAAAAGATGTGCTAAAATTATTTTTATTTTTTATTAGGAATTTGGTATGTTTAAGCCAATCACTGGTTACGAAGGGCTATACGAAATATCGCCAGAAGGCCGCGTCCGAAACGCCCGCACCACCCGGCCCATACCGGTTAAGTCCGGTCGCGTCACACTAAGCAAAAACGGATTGCCTACGACAGTGAGCGTTAAAGACTTAGCACCCTCGTATGCGGTTTTACCGCCGGAAACTCTGGCGGCTAAGACCAGCAGGCGCGCCGCCGCGCGCGACAGTTACGGCCCTTGGGCAAACCAAACCCACGTGCCCAGGCATACCGGCGCTGCGGGAGAATACTTAGTCTGCGCGGTATTGGAACGGTGCGGCGTTTTTGCCGTTTTGCCGGCGTGTAACACCGCCGAATACGATGTTATCGGAGACTTTGGGCGGGGGCATTTCTTTACTGTGCAAGTCAAAACTACAACGTGTGCTACCGAAGGCCGGGCGGGGGATACGCCGGCGTATAAATTTAGTGGTTTACCAGCTAACCAAGATGCGTGCGATATTTTTGCTTTTGTTGCGTTGGATACGTTTAAGGTTGTGTTTGAATTGGCACGGGAGGTATACGCGGTATCGCGGTCATTTATGGTGGTAGATTTTGAAGCTAAAGCATCCGAGTCAACAATCAATACCTTGCAAAAATTGTATGCCAAGCAAACATAGGCAAAATTGTCATATTGGCAAACAAGAAACAGTCGTGCTATAAACGGGCTATGTTCAAGTCACTCCCGTTCACACCGCGCGTTGTCAAGGCGACAGAGCAACGCTTGAACGCCATATACACTGCTGCAAATTTAGGTTTAAAAGGGGATTCACTGGCGCTAGCGGCCGGGATGCTCCCCACGGAGTATCGCCAATTGTGCCAATTTGACCCATTGGCCGAGATGGCCGCGCAGAAGGGCAAGGCCGACAACGAAATGCAAGCCGCCCGCCGACTGAACGAGGCGTCGGAACAGGGCGACGCTAAAGCGAGCCTGGCGATCCTGCAACACGTGCACGGTTGGACGGCCAAGACCGAGATCAGTGTGGACGTGTATCAGAAGATCAGTGTGCTAACCGCCCTTGAGGAAGCCCGCGCAAGGGTGATCGACGGCCAAGCAGTCGAGGTTGAGGACGCGCAACCGCACCGGCGCCCCCCGGCGCGGATGATCCACGTGGAACCCGATGCAACAGCCCATCTATAAGTCCGACGAAGAACAGAAGTTGATGGTGGAGCTATGGTCGCCGGCACTGGCCGACGACCCCGAGGCGTTCGTGTTGTTTGCGTTTCCGTGGGGGCAGAAGAACACCCCGCTGCATAAGTTCAAAGGCCCGCGCGCGTGGCAACGGCAGGTGCTGCGCGACATTAAGGCGCATATACAAGGTAACAAAGGCAAGGTGCAGATGGACACCCTGCGGGAAGCCGTTAGCAGCGGGCGCGGGATCGGCAAGTCGGCACTGGTCAGTTGGCTGGTGCTGTGGATGCTGACCACCCGCATCGGTGGCAGCATCGTCATCAGCGCCAACTCGGAGAGTCAACTGCGGTCGGTGACCTGGGCTGAGCTGACCAAGTGGGCAGCGATGACCATCAACAACCACTGGTTTGAGATTAGCGCAACGAAGCTGGTGCCGGCGCAGTGGCTGTGCGAATTAGTCGAGCGCGACCTGAAGAAAGGCACACGCTACTGGGCGGCAGAGGGCAAACTCTGGTCGGCGGAGAATCCGGACAGCTACGCGGGTGTGCATAATCAAGACGGCATGATGTTGATCTTTGACGAGTCAAGCGGTATCCCCAACCCGATATGGGAGGTGGGCGCGGGGTTCTTTACCGAGAACACGCCAGACCGGTATTGGTTTGCCTTCAGCAACCCGCGCCGCAACGAGGGCTACTTTTTTGAGTGTTTCCACGCCAAGCGCGCCTTCTGGAACACTCGCAGCGTGGACGCGCGCACCGTCGAGGACACCGACAAGAAGGTATACGAGCAGATTATTGCGGAGTATGGCGAAGACTCACCGCAGGCCAAGGTTGAGGTGTATGGTGAATTCCCCGACGCGGGCGAGGATCAGTTCATCAAACCCATGCTGGTCGAGGACGCCATGAACCGCGACAAGTGGAAGGACACCACCGCACCCATAGTATTAGGGATCGACCCGGCGCGAGGGGGCGCCGACTCAACCGTGCTGGTGGTGCGCCAGGGGCGCGACATTGTGGCAATCAAACGCTACTCGGGCGAGGACACCATGACGATTGTTGGGCGGGTGATCGACGCCATAGAGGAATACAAGCCGATCCTGTCGGTAATCGACGAAGGTGGCCTCGGCTACGGCATACTTGACAGGTTGACGGAGCAGCGTTATAAGGTACGCGGGGTAAACTTTGGCTGGAAGGCCAAGAACTCTATTATGTGGGGCAACAAGCGGGCGGAAATGTGGGGCACCATGAAGGATTGGTTGAAAACAGCATCCATTCCAAGCGACCGCCAGCTAAAAGCTGATCTGGTCGGCCCCATGAAAAAGCCTAACAGCAGCGGCACGATTTTCCTTGAGGGGAAAAAAGAGATGCGTAGTCGTGGACTAGCCTCACCGGATGCCGCTGACGCGCTGGCCGTCACCTTTGCCTTCCCCGTCGCGCACCGCGAATACCGCGAGCCTGTGCGGCGCGTAAACTCTCAATCAAACGCCGTAACTAACTCATGGATGGGGTCATGAAGAAAAGCGTGTCGTTATCCGTTGGCCGTGGCGAGAAACGTTCCGTTAGCCAAGGCGCCGGCCTGACCGCCAAAGGGCGCGCTAAGTATAACGCGGCGACCGGCAGCAATTTGAAAGCCCCCGCGCCTAGCCCCAAGACTGCTGCCGACAAAGGGCGCAAAGCATCGTTTTGCGCCAGAATGTCTGGCGTGGTAGCCAAGGCCAAAGGCCCGGCAGAACGCGCAAAAGCCTCTCTTAAACGGTGGAAGTGCTGATATGAAACCTGGACTCTACGCCAACATCAACGCCAAACGCGACCGTATCGCTGCGGGCAGCAAAGAGAAGATGCGTAAGCCAAGTGCCCCCGGTGCGCCGACCGCCAAGGCGTTCAAGCAATCGGCCAAAACTGCAAAGAAACGCTAACATGCCCCTCGTTAAGTCAAAATCTCCCGCCGCCTTCCGAAAAAACATTCGGGCTGAAGTGGCTGCGGGCAAGCCGGTCAAGCAGGCCGTGGCAATCGCCTATTCCGTCAAGCGCGCTGCGGCGGGCAAGAAGAAGGTTAAATAGTGGCCTATCAGGACACAGGCATTAACGAAGCCGGCGCCGTAGCGTCGGGCGGCACCAAGTCCGACCGTGGCAACGGCGAGATGCTGGCGACGATGCGTACGCGCCTGACAATGGCGATCTCGGCGTATTCGGACAGCCGCGAGGACGAACTGGACGACCTGCGCTTTCGTGCGGCCTCACCCGACAACCAGTGGCAATGGCCGGCAGACGTGCTGGCAACACGCGGTTCAGTGCAAGGCCAGACGATCAATGCGCGCCCGTGCCTGACCATCAACAAGTTGCCGCAACACGTCCTGCAAGTCACCAACGACCAGCGGCAGAACCGGCCTAGCGGCAAGGTCATTCCCGCTGACGACAAGGCCGACATTGAGGTGGCCGAGATATTCAACGGCATTGTGCGGCACATTGAGTATATCTCGGACGCCGACGTAGCCTATGACACGGCCTGCGACAACCAGGTAACGTTTGGCGAGGGTTACTTTCGCATCCTGACCGAGTATTGCAACGACGACAGCTTTGACCAAGACCTGCGAATTGGGCGCATACGCGACAGTTTTAGCGTCTATATGGACCCAACGATCCAAGACCCCTGCGGTTCGGACGCCGAATGGTGCTTTATATGCCAAGAAATCACCAAAGAGGACTACGAACGCCAGTTTCCAGACGCGGCTACGTTGTCCAGCCTGCAATACGGCGTGGGCGACGGGCAACTGAGCGCGTGGATCAACCAAGACACGGTACGGATCGCGGAATACTTCTACATTGAGCATGAAGCCAAGAAACTGCACCAGTATCACAGCGGCATCACCGCGATGGCCGGTTCGCCCGAGGCAAAGCAAGCCGAAATGATGGGTTTGAAGCCGATAAAGACGCGGGATGTGGACGTTAGGTCGGTCAAATGGTGCAAAACCAACGGTTTTGAGATACTAGAAAAACGCGATTGGATGGGCAAATTTATCCCCGTTATCCGCGTGGTCGGCAACGAATTTGAGATTGATGGCCGTATGTATGTTAGCGGTCTGGTGCGAAACGCCAAAGACGCGCAGCGCATGTATAACTATTGGGTAAGCCAAGAAGCG